CGGTCGTCGTCGCGAAGCTCTAATAACAGATTAAGAGTTCTGGCGCAGTATCTCGACCAGGGCTGAAGAAAGGGATGCCGTCGAGGCATCCCTTTCGCAAAGTATGGATGAATTGAGAGAAGGCAAAGATGCAAGTAATTGACACGTTCGCGAAAGTATCTGACCACATGATCGAAGGCATGATGATGCACGAGCAGATGGCAGATTACTACAATTTCCTCGGGTTGGAAGGTTTCGCACGCCTGCATGAGTACCATTTCATCTGCGAGACGATTTCAATGCGCCGCGTCCACCGCTATTTCATCGACCACTGTAACCAGCTTTTGCCTGAGTCGAACACAACGTACATCAACATCATCCCCGTCGCGTGGTCGAATTTCACACGACAAGCAGTCGAATCGGAGACGAAGTCCAAGACTGTCGAGACTGGTATGCACGCGTGGTGTGAGTGGGAACACGACACGAAAGAGCTCTATGCGAAGTCGGCCAAAGACCTCTATGATGCAGGGGAAGTCGCCGCTGCAGGCGTGATTTACGAGCTCGTGCGAGATGTCGACGACGAGTGCGAGTATGCCGACCGCTTGGCACTCAAGCTGAGTGCCGTCGATTACGACATGCAGGTCATCGTGCCTATGCAGCACGAGCTACACGAGAAATATAAGAAGAAGCTACATGACGTCGGGAAGAAACTCAGTTAGGGGTGAATGGAAATGGTGTCGATTGAGACTATCGAAGAGGAGATCCTCAACCTGGAGAAGCGCGATACGTCTTATGCCGTATGTGAGCGTCTGGCATGGTTGTACATCGTCCGCGACCACCTCGAAAGCAGTATGCAGCCAATGGCAATGTCGGCACAGGAGACCGATGCGCTCACAGGGTCTGATTTCTTGGAAGCCGCATCGCGTGTCGACTACGCAGCATTGATGGGTATACTCGACAAACACATGGAGTGCATAAAAGCCGTGTGTCCGAAGGAGTACGACGCAGTCATGTCACAGATCCACGCGCTACGGTAGTTAGTACCTGTCAAACAGTGTCCATCACCTGTCACACCGCTAAAAGGGCCAGTGTGACAGGTGTTTGCATCTCTACGTCGCGTTTCTCATCACCTGTCAAGCTGTCAAACAACAAGGGGCCCCTATATTAGATATTTTTTATCTATATATCTAATAAGCCTATAGTATATACTTTTGAAAATATCTAGGTATAGGGGAGAAACAGTGTGACAGTGTGACAGGTACGGCAAAACGCGACATAGGGATGCAATTTACTGTCAAACAGGCCTAAAATCAGCAGTGTGACAGGTGTTTGACAGTTTGACACGTATTTCAAAAAAAGTTATAAATACTCGAATAAATCGAAACGAAACGCAGTATAATGAGGTTCGCCGATCGAAGGAGGTGAAAGATGAAGAGCCTATTTGAAACTATCCGCGAGTTCGGGGACACCCAAGGCGAGCTCGCACGAATGCTCGGCGTGACAGAATCCACACTGTCGTGGAAGATCAACGGCAGGTCCGAGTTCCGACAGTCTGAGATCAAGGCTATCGCAGACCGGTATGACTTGACTGGCGAGGAGATCAAGTCAATGTTCTTCTCGTAATGGGCCTGTTCGCATACCAGCAGGCTGCCCTCGACCGCGTCGACGGCAAACGCAGCTGTGCGTTCTACCACGACATGGGCCTCGGCAAGACATTTACCGGCGCCGAGAAATTGATGTCGGACAAGTGTTGGCATTTGGCCTTGGTCGTATGCCAGAAGTCGAAGGTAGCCGATTGGATGGCCCACTTCTCGAATTATTACGACATCGACGTCGTCAATTTGACGAAGCCACACTGCATTGAAGCGTTTGAATTGCGCATCGGCGACCCGCATTCACGAGACGCAGTCGGCGTGATCAATTACGACCTGTTATGGCGGCGCCCAGAACTCAAGGAGTTGAAATGCTTCGCCGTAATGTTCGACGAGTCGTCATTGCTGCAGAACAAATCATCGAAACGCACCAAGGCGGCGATGGAGTTGGCGGCTAGGGCGAACGAGCTCATCTTGCTGTCGGGCACACCGGTCGACGGCAAGTACGAACGCCTGTGGACGCAGTTGCACATGCTCGGTTGGGGTATCGACGAGAAACTGTTTTGGCGGCAATACGTCGAGTATGAGACGACGATGCGTGAGGGTTTCCCGATCACGAAAGTGACGGGTTACAAAAACGAGGAGAGGCTGGTGCGCAAGATGAAGGAGCTCGGTTGCGATTTCCTCAAGACCGACGACGTCATCGACCTGCCTGATCAGCGTTTCATCAAGGTCGACGTGCCGATGAGCAAGTATTACCGAGAGTTCGCCAAGGTGAACATTATTACGGCGTTCGGGCGCGAGTTTGTCGGCGACACCGTCTTCGGTGACCTCACCGCGAAACGCCAGTTGGCGGGTGCGTATTCACAGGCCAAGCTCGAGGCATTCGGTGATATGCTGGACGGCATCGGTAAACGCCTCGTCGTGTTCTACAATTTCGACGCCGAGCTCGAAGGGCTTACTGCGGAGTTGGAGAAGAGGCACCGGCCATACGGTGTGCTCAATGGCAAGGCGCATGACCTGTCGCCGTTCTTCGATACTGGCGATGGGGTCGCGCTCATCCAATACCAGTCGGGTGCGATGGGCGTGAACTTGCAGCAAGCCGACACTTGCGTCTATTTCTCGCCGCCGCTGGCGTCGTCACTCTTCGAGCAGTCGAAGAAGCGTATCCACCGCGTCGGCCAAGACAAGCCGTGCACGTATTACGAGTTGGTGTCGAAAGGCACTGTCGAAGAGAAGATCTACGACACACTTGCGATGCGGCGCGACTACACTGAGAAGCTATTCGAGATGGGAGGTGATTAGTTGGCCGGTGAGAAGAACTTCGAGAACCGCGTGAAGCGGTGGCTCGATTCACAAGGCGTATGGCATGTCAAGTTTTTCGCCAACCGCAACACCCGTGCAGGCGTACCCGACATCTTGGCATGCGTCAACGGCCGGTTCGTCGGAATCGAGCTCAAAGGCCCTAACGGCAAGCCGTCGCCGCTGCAGGTCTACCACTGCGGGAAGATAACGGAGAGCGGCGGCGTGGCAGTAGTCGTCTGGCCTGACGATTTCGCCCAATTGAAACGGCTTGTATGCCGCCTGAAGGAGAAAGGAGGAAGTTGTGACGTTCAAGACCTCATATTCGAGGGTAGGTACCTTCACCCAGTGCCCGCGTAAGTTCGAGTTCAACTATGTCGACGGCCTCGAAGTGCCGTTCAACTGCGATGCGGCGAACCCGCTCGTGATCGGCACGATGCTGCACGAGTGCATCGAGGTCGGTGTCGACGAGGCAATCGCGAACTATAAAGCCGCGTACCCCGTCATGACCGATTTGACGGTCAACGAGCTGATGAAGATCCGCGTGCTCGGCACACGCGCACGCGAGCTCGCATGGCGTATGCTGGACGACGACACCGACCCAGTGTTCGAGGTGAAGGTCGAGGACGACAGCGGTTTCGTCGGTTTCATCGACATGCTCATCCCTCGTGGCAACGGCCTGTGGACGATGCTCGATTTCAAGTATTCGAACAATGTCGATAGGTACCTCGAGAGCGGGCAGCTGAGCGTCTATAAATATTTCTATGAGAAGACGCACCCGGGTGAGATCATCCAAGACATGGCATTCTTGATTGTGCCTAAGACGATGATCAGGCAGAAGAAGACCGAAGACCTCTACCAATTCCGCGAGCGTCTCGCCGCCACGTTGGAAGACATGTGGCCTAAGCTGTACCGCGTCGAGTATGATCCAGAGAAAGTCGCCGATTTCGCAGTCGGCACTTGCACGATGGCGAACGCCACCGAATTCCCGAAGCATGAGTCGCGCCTATGTGACTGGTGTGATTACAAAGATTTCTGTTTGGAAGGAAATGACATGTTTATTTTGCCCAAGAACGAACGCCGCGCCGAGGCTGTCATCACTGACCCCGATATGTGGCTTTATGCAGACAGCTATGTCGGCAAGTCGACGTTCGTCGACCACTTTGACGACGTGCTGTTCATCAACACCGACGGCAACACCCAGAATATCACGAGCCCGTTCGTCCAGATCGCCGATGAGCTCGTCACCGAAGGCCGTATGACCAAGAAGGTGCTCGCATGGGCGAAGTTCCGCGAGGTCGTCGATGAGCTGGAGAAGCATGACAACACATTCAAGGTCATCGCGCTCGACCTGGTCGAAGACCTATACGAGCACTGCCGTTTCTACGTATTCGACCAGCTCGGCATCAAGCACGAGAGCGACGGCGGCTACGGCAAGGGCTGGGACATGGTTCGTACTGAGTTCCTCAGCCAAATGAAGCGCCTCAAGTCCCTCGGCTACCGTGTCATTTATATCTCCAAGGAGCTCGTCACGGAGATCACGTACGCAAACGGCATGAAGGTATCGACATTTAAGCCGAACCTGCCTGACAAGGTCGCGAATGTGCTCGCCGGCACTGTCACCATGACGCTCCGAGCCTATATGGACGAGCGTGGCCATTTCCTGCAGCTCCGCAAGAACGAGAACATCTTCGGCGGCGGGCGTATCGATTTCAAGCGTGACCGCTGCGAGCTCACTGTCGAGGCATTCAATGAGGCACTGCTTGAGGCACAGGGCGCTACTGTGAAGCCTGAGGCCAAGAAGGCAAAGCCTAAGCCTGAGGTTGAGGCTGAGACTGCTGAGGAGCCCGATGCCAAGACCGAGGAGAAGCCCAAGCGCCGTACCCGTAAGGCCAAGGCTGTCGCCGAAGAGGAGGAGCCGCCGTTCGACACCGAAGAGGCCGCAGAGCCCGAGGCTGTCGAGGAGAAGCCGAAGCGTCGCACCCGTAAGCGTCGCGTCGTCGAAGAGTAATTACTGATTGAAAGGACAACATATCATGGATTTCAGCAAGTTTGACAAGATGGTCGACATCGACGGCCTTAAGAAGGACATCGCCGACGCAGAGGCCAACGGTGGCGGTGCCGATTTCAAGGACGTGCCACACGGTGACTATGAGGTCTCAATCGACAAGCTCGAGCTCACCGAGACCAAGAAGACCGGTAAGCCTATGGTATCGTGCTGGATGAAGATCGTCAGCGACGGCGAGCTCAAGGGCCAGCGTATTTTCATGAACCAGGTTATCACGCAGGGTTTCCAGATCCACATTATGAACTCTTTCCTCCGCTCGCTGCTGCCTGACGATTCCGGTATCGATGTCGAGTTCACTGGGTACGCCGATTACAACGACCTGCTGCTCGACATCACCGAGTACATCGACGGCAAATTCGAGTACGGCCTCGAGTACGGTGAGAACAACAAGGGCTTCGACACCTTCCAGATCACCGATATTTTCGAACTCGATTAGGTATAGCGATGCTCAATTTCTACGACTTCGAAGTTTTCAAACACGACTGGATGGTCGTAGTCATCAACCCCGTCACACGCGACGAGCGCGTCATCATCAACGATGCCGACGCGCTCACCGCGCTCTACGAAGAGCGTAAACGCGATATTTGGGTAGGGTACAACAACCTCCATTACGACCAGTTTATTTTCAAGGGTATCTTGTGCGGCTTTGACCCGAAGGCGATCAATGATTTCATCATCGCCGAAGGCCATAAGGGCTGGCAGTATTCGAGTTTGCTGCGCAAGGTATACATGGTCAATTACGACGTGTTCCATCACCGCACTGACAGGGGCCTCAAGACACTCGAGGCCTATATGGGTAACGACATTTGTGAGACGACGGTGCCATTCGACATCGACCGCAAATTGACTGAAGCCGAGATCGCCGAGACCGTGAAATATTGCCGCCATGACGTCGAGCAGACAATTGAGGTATTCATGCAGCGCAAAAACGAGTTCGACGCGCGCATGGACCTGCTCAAAATGTTCGACCTCCCATTGGTGTACCTTGGCAAGACCGACGCACAGTTGACGGCGATCATCCTCGGTGCCGAGCGCCCGGCGCGCCCGCGTGACGACGAGTTCGACATCGAGACCCTCGCATGCCTCGACCTCGGGCCTTATGATTTCATCCGGACATGGTACCTCGACACGGCCAACCAAGATTACTCGGCGACGCTCGATTTCGACATCGCAGGCTGCCCGCACAAGTGTGCGTGGGGAGGCTTGCACGGTGCGCTCACACAGTACGCCGGCGAGGGTTATTTCATCAACGCCGACGTCGAGAGTTACTACCCGGCGGAGATGATTGAGCACGATCTGCTATCACGCAATGTGCACGACCCATCGAAGTTCAAGGGCATCCGCGACCACCGTATCGAGCTGAAGCATGTGAAAGACCCCCGCCAGAAGGCATTGAAACTCGTCGTCAACGGCACATTTGGCGCCAGCAAAGACAAGTTCAACGCACTCTACGACCCGCGTCAGGCAAACATGGTCTGCGTCAACGGGCAGCTCATGCTCATCGACCTCATGCACAAGTTGGTCCGTGACACCGGAGCGGAGATCATCCAGAGTAATACCGACGGTGTACTCATCCGCATGCCCGACGGTTTCGAAGGCGGGCCCGATGCGTTCTACGACCGTGTCGACGACGTGGCGTATGAGTGGGAGCACCGCACCGGCATGGGCTTGGAATTCGACGAGTTCACCCGCGTCTACCAGAAGGATGTCAACAACTATGTCCTCGTGGCCGCTGACGGGTCGGTGAAGACGAAAGGCGCGTATGTCAAGAAATTGGGGCCGCTCGATTGCGACCTCGCCGTCGTCAACAAAGCGCTCGTAGACTACATGGTGCATGGTGTGCCTGTCGAAGACACAATCGCAGCCGACGACGACTTAATCGATTACCAGCGTGTCGTGAAGGTATCGGGCAAATACAAGTATGGTGTACACGGGCATGAGCGGCTCACCGACAAGTGTTTCCGAGTCTTTGCATCTACACGCGATTCGGACGGCCTGGTCGGGCGTGTCAAGGCAGGTAAGGCAAAGCCAGAGAAGTTCGGCAACACAAGCGAGCACTCATTTATCGATAACGGCGACGTGCACGGCAAGAAATGCCCGGCTTATTTGGATAAGAGTTGGTATATTCAACTCGCGAAAACGCGGTTAGCACAGTTTGGGGTGATGTGATGGACCGCCTATTTATGGGCTATGTGAAACTCAACGGCAAGAAGTGCGCACAGAAGCTGAAAGACGGCCAGTACCTCACACTGGCGCAGGCGCGTAAACTCGACGGCTACGGTGGTGTGCTCGCGCCTGAGACGATTTTCGTCGACATCGACGACATGGCACAGAGTGAGAAGTTGATGGACATCGTCGAGGCCGAGCAGATCGCGTGCAAGGTCGTCGCCACGACCCGCGGCAAGCATTTCTATTTCGTCGGCTACCCCCGTGGTATGAAATGCAAGACACACGCACGCCTGGCGATCGGCATCGACGCCGACATCAAAGTCGGGTCGAAAGCCACATACGGCAGCCTGAAAGTCGACGGCCACGAGCGCGATGTGATCTACGATATCGAGCCGGACGAGGATTACGACGAGCTGCCGTGCTGGCTGAGGCCGGTGAAGTATGTGCCAGACTTCGACGAGATGGAAGAGGGTGACGGCCGCAACCAGGCGTTATTCAACTACATCTTGACACTGCAGTCGGAGGGTTTCACGAAAGACGAGGCGCGCGAGACGTTGGCGGTGATCAATCGCTATATGTTCGACAAGCCCATGGAGCAGCAGGAGCTCGATGTCGTCTACCGCGACGATGCATTTGCCGAAGATGTGTTCTACAACAAGGGCACGTTCCTATTCGACAAGTTCGCGGAGTACCTCAAGAACGAACACCGTATCGTCAAGATCGGCCGGCAGCTCCATATATACCGTGACGGTGTCTATGTGTCCGGCAACCTCCTCATCGAGAACGCGATGATCAGGCACCTGCCGATGCTGTCGAAGGCCAAGCGCACCGAGGTACTCAACTACCTTGACGTGCTCATCCAAGATGACGCACCTGCGGCCGATGCCGATTACATCGCGTTCGCCAACGGTGTGTACGACATCAAGACCGGCGAGCTTGAGCCGTTCTCTCCGGAGTTCGTGATCACGAACCGCATCCCATGGGAGTACGACCCGACGATTTGGTCGGAGTTCACCGACAAGACACTGCGTCGCCTCGCCTGCAATGACGACGGTATCTACGCCCTGCTGGAGGAGGTTATCGGCTACCTGTTCTATAGGCGTAACGAGCTCCGCAAGAGTTTCATCCTGATCGGCGACAAGGCGAACGGCAAGTCGACGTACCTCGACATGCTCAAGACATTACTCGGTGACGGCAATACATCGGCACTCGACCTGGCGGAGCTCGGCGAGCGGTTCAAGACGGCGGAGCTGTTTGGGAAGTTGGCCAACATCGGCGACGACATCGGCGACGAGTTCATCGCAAACCCGGCTATTTTCAAGAAGCTCGTAAGCGGTGACCGCGTCAACGCCGAGCGTAAGGGCCAAGACCCGTTTGACTTCGCCAGTTATGCCAAGCTGCTGTTCTCGGCGAATTCCATGCCGCGCATCAGGGACAAGACCGGTGCTGTGCTCGACCGCATCGTACTCGTGCCGTTCAAGGCGACGTTTTCGAAAGACGACCCAGATTTCGACCCGTACATCAAGTACAAGCTCCACTCGCCTGAGGTCATGAGCCACCTGATCAACATCGGCCTCAAGGGACTTGAGCGGGTTTTGGCAAACCGCTCGTTTACGATGCCAGATGTCGTCGTCAAGGAGATCGAAGACTACAACGTCGCCAACAACCCCGTCCTCGGCTACTTCGAGGACACGCCTGTCGACGAGGTGGTGAACGAGTCGACGGCGTTAGTGTACGACTACTATATGGCCTGGGCGATCAGGAACAACCTGAAGCCGCTCGGCCAAAACGAATTCACACGCCAGGCCAATAAACACTACGGCCTGGCAAGTAAGACCTGCCGTGTCAACGGCAAACGTGTACGTGTTTTCACGAAGGAGTAAACCATGCCTATCATCATCGAAGGCCCTGACGGTGCCGGCAAGTCCACGCTTGCGAAGGCGCTCGCCGATAAACTCGACATGAACATCTTGAAGATGACGTGCAACGGCGGACAGTCGGCCACCGAGTACATGCAGAAGCTCGCATGTGACGGCGTCGTGATCGACCGCTGCTGGATCAGCGAACAAATTTACGCCGATATATTTGGCCGCACCCAACGTATCGACAACGATGCTTGTGAGAAACTGACTTACATGTGTTCTGTCTTAGGCATCCCGATCGTCATCGTGTTACCGCCGCTCGCTGAGGTGGTGCGGCGCCTCACACTACGTGGCGACGAGTTCGGCGACGTCATCACCGATAGTATCGGGCTCATTTATCGTCGTTACGAGGAGTTCGCCGCCGCAAATAGCAGTGTGATCACTTTGGACGACAATGACGTCGATTGGTGTATTAAGGAGGTTTTGAAATGCATGTTGTAGGCAAGTCGATGAACGACATCTACCGCCAACTGTGCGGCAAGATCTCAGTACAGGGCCAAGAGGTCGCCGGCACAAAGGAACTGCTCAATAGCGGTTTCACGCTGCTCGACATCACTGACAACATCGCGACGGCACGCACCGGCTACTCGCTTTCATATATGCTCGGTGAGCTGGCATGGTATTTCACCGGCCGCGACGACGTCGAGTTCATCTCGAAGTTTTCGTCGTTCTGGAAGCATATCAGCGATGACGGCGCGACGAACCGATCGGCGTACGGCGCCATCGTGTTCAACCGCTATGGCTTCGACCAGGTCGCGCAGGTCATCGACACACTTAAGCGCGACCCGACTTCGCGTCGTGCGGTCATCAATTTCAACGTGCCGAACCCCAAGCGCTTCGAGACGAAAGACGAGATCTGCACGATCGCCCTCGTATTCGAGCTCCGCGAGGGCAAGCTCGATTGCACCGGCATCATGCGTTCCAACGACGTGTGGCTCGGCACGCCTTATGACGTCGTGTTCTTCACGGAGCTGCAGAAGCATATCGCGAACGAACTCGGCGTCGAATACGGCAAGTACACGCATTTCGCGGTGTCGCTTCACGCATATACTAAGGACATCGACCGCGTCCGTGGCGTCTGGTGCTGCAAGCATACTGCACCGCATCTCAAATTCGACATCGAGAAGTTTTTAGCCCATATCTCGGAGATCGAACGCATCGCGATGTCGTCCGACACACCGAGGCCTGCCGTATCAGAATATTGTCTCAATAACGCCATCATCACGGAGGTAAAGGATGAAGATTAAGATCAACCGTATCGGCGAGGCCTCAGACGTCAAGCTCCCGGTGCGTGCGCATTACAACGATGCCGGGGCAGACGTATACACCACTTTCGGTGAGACCCTGAAGCCGCATGAGACCCGCCGCATCCCGTTGGGCTTCTCGCTCGAGCTGCCTGACGGCGTCATGGCCTGCGTGTTCCCGCGATCTGGCATGAGCCTCGAAGGCCTCGTGTGCGAGCTGCCGCCGATCGATTCCGGCTACACCGGCGAGGTACACGCGATCGTCACCAACTTGACCGACAAACTCAAGAAGGTGCCGGGCGGTACCCGTATCGGCCAGCTCGTCGTCATGCCGATCGTGTTGGCCGATTTCGTCGAACAGCTTGGCGAAGAGAGGGGCGACGGTGCTTTCGGATCGACCGGCGAGGCCTAGTAAAGCTGAGTACTACCTCGACATCGCGTTAGCCGTGGCGGCAAGGTCGACGTGCCTGCGCCGCCGCTACGGTGCCGTGATTGTGGCCAACGACGAGATCATCGCCACCGGCTACAACGGTGCCGCACGCGGCGACGTCAACTGTACGGATGTGGGCATATGCCACCGCCATGGCCACGGGCATAACGACGGTGATTACGGCTCATGCCCGGCGGTACACGCCGAGATGAACGCGATGCTGTCGGCCTCGCGCTCTGAGATGATCGGCGCCACGCTGTATTTGGCCGGTGTCGACCTCGAGACAGGCGAGCGCATCCCTGCCGGCGACATATCGCCATGCCCGGTGTGCATGCGCATGATAGGCAATGCAGGCGTCGAAGTCGTCACAAGTGCACAGTAAAAAGAAGAACACCCCAGACGCGCAATCGCATCTGGGGTGTTCCCCTACCCGAAAGAGGAAGGTGCGGTGGCCCAAAACCGCACCTCCTATTTTATCACACGTAATGCAGTTATGCATTGACCCACTTGAGGGCGTTTTTGATGCAAAGCTGCTTATTCGCGGTCTCGAACTCCTTGCGGCCCATCGACTTCCACTGGCCGCGGTTGGCGGCTTTGAAGCGGACATAGTGCACACAGTAGTTATCAAGGACGATCTTCACGCGACGGTCGTAGTTGGTGATCTCATATGCCTCATTGAACGGCTGCTTGTACTGGACGCGCTCGAGCTTGATGGCATCATCGAAAGTCTTAATCATGGTGTTTCCCTTCCTCGTGGTTGACAAAATTATATTACCCGGTAGCTACCTGAAAGTACATACTTAATTTCAAATTGATCGAAATTATTTTTGATTTATTTAAAATTAGGTATGTGCCTACACGCCGAGTTATGGGATAATGACCTTGTCAACCAGAAGGAGGAGCAAAATGAAGCCCATCAAGATCACCAAGCAAGACCAGTTCGGTATCGACCGCACGTTCGTTATCAGCCGCGACAATGCCAGTGGTGATATGTTCCTCGCCGAGATCGACCCCGATTTCGGCCTCGAGTCGTTCCGCGGCGTGTTCGGTTCCATCGAGGCCGCACTCGACCGCATCGAGATGCTCATCCACTAAACGAAAGGAGCCATCATGGCCACCCTGTACTGCACGTATGTCAAAGAGTGGGATTTCGAAGACCCCGACGCGCCGCATTACTACGTCATCACGGTCAGGCCTACCATATGCGGCGGGCAGTCGGTGGATATTTCCGCCATCACCGAGACCGCCAAGAGCCTCAGCCACTGCGATATTCTGCATATCGCCGCAGGCTTCTGCGACGGCATTCTGTTCGACCACGACTCTATTTGCGAGTTCCTCGAGCTGTATGCGCCCAACCCAGAGTGTGCCATTCAACTGCTCGAGCGCGGTCGTGAAATCACAATTAGGTCCACATTCGAGCAGATCCACGCACTGGGTTAGGAGGGTACAAATGGCGAGATACTGCTATTCATACGTACTCGGCGGCGAGTGTATCTACTACCTCGAGAGCACGGCCGAAGAGGACGCGCTGGAATCTATCGACGAGGTCGACGTTTGCTTCGGCCCAGGTTATTTGGAGTTCTGGAAGCGCTGCAGGCAAGCACAGCGTGCATTGCCTAAAGGCGGCAAGTCGACAATCATCGATACCTACACAGGCGAGCAGAAAGTTTGGTAATTAGCCCACGAAGGGGAAAGGAAACACCATGGCAGAGGTAACGTTCACTGAGAAAGAGCTCGGTTTCATCAACGAATGCGCGATCGACAAGAAGGGCGTGCTGGTCGAGATGCCGGCGAACCCCTTCCCGTCGCTCTACCGCAAGGGCGTCATCGCCAAGAAGGGCGACGACCTCACTGTCGCCAAGGACTTCCGCCACATGTTCTGCCTCGCCGACCAGGTCGTGCACATCGACCTCACCAAGGCCGAGGGTGAGCCCGAAGGCGACGGCGGGAAATTCAAGTACGGCGAGACCGGCGACGTGATCATCGAGGGCGAGCCCGAGGACTATGCGGGCTTCCGCCAGGCCATCGCCGCCAACCTCTGTGACCGCCGCACGAAGGGCGTCGACGAGTTCCAGCTGATCGACAAGGCAGTGCAGGTGTATGACGCCGCACGCGAGGCCAGGGCCGCCAACGGCGACGAGGGCACCCGCTCCGAGCGCACGACTGTCGGCAGCCGCAAGCACTGGCGTTATGACCTGGCCGATGCCGTGTCGGCTTTCTTCGGCGTCCGTATGGAAGTCGACAAGCGTGAGATCGTATTCACCGGAGACCTGTACATGGCCGGCACGGCGGAGCTCGTATTCGAATACCTGTTCAAGATCGGCAACCGCCGTGCACAGCGCTGCTATGACGAGCGCCTGTTCGCAGGCGAGCCCACTGTAGGGGTATACGCCGAGAAGGCCGCCGAGTTCATGGCCGAAGTCGAAAAGCGCCTGCGGCACGAGGGCGCCGAGGTCGAGGTCGACGGGGAAGTCGTCGGCGAGGTGGTCGTCGACCTCGACCACACTGAGGAGTAAATGCCATAGGTGGGTGGCAGTTCTGTCGCCCGCCGTTCGTTAAAGCATTTCGAAAATAATTTCAATTTATCGAAATGTCGATGCGCGAAAGTAGTATAATGGCCCTGTCAACCAAAAGGAGGAACAAATGCCTGAGTATATCGTTTTCGTCATGCCGCCGGCAGACGAGGAAGCCGAGCCGTTTGACATCCCGGAATGGGAGTTCGACGCGGCCATGGACACCGCGAATCGTTACCGCGAGTGCGGTTGGAAGGCATGCATTATCAATTACGGCATGCCGTTCGTGCCGTGGCGTGCCGGGCGCCTAGACGGCCCCGACATCCGTGTCATGGCGCGCACGTGCGATGAGGCGTGCATCCGCGCACGTGCCATCAGCGCCGACTGCGATACTTTCCAACGAATGGAGGACTAACCATACGTGATTTTGTCTATACGGCCCTGACGGTCGTCGGTATCGTGGCCACGGCCGTCGCCGCGGCCTATGCGTTCGCAGACAGGGGCTATTTCGCCGTAGGCGGCGAGTATGCTTTCCTGTTTTTGCCTGTGCTCGGCATGGCCGTCGAATATGCGATCAAGGACCGATGAGGTGGGTGTCGTCATTATGCACGGTGACCCCACGAAATCAGTGCCCGTGTCGGTGTTCGACATGGGGGATGGGAGGCAGGAAGTGCTGATCGGTGAAGTGAGGCATTTCAAATACGTCTACGCAGACGACAAGCCGCAATTCACGAAGCCGCTCGAGGAGGCGGCAGAGCTGTTCACCGCGTGGCAGTTCTGGGTGCAGCGCCGCGGCAACCAGCGGTATTCGGCGAAGGCACGCGACAAGATGCTCGACAAGGCGGCCGACGTGATCCAAGCGGTCGTCAACTGCGTCGCGGCAGTCGGTGTCGACGACATGTCGGAGTTGATGAGGCGTTGCGAGAAGCGCAACAACATGAAAGGCAGGTACTGATGCAGGTGCAAGTGGTCGTATCCATGGAGTCGCGGCCGGTCGCCGTACACGGCCGCTACGGCGACTTGATCGGGTGGTTCCAGCGAGGCGGTTTCCTCGGGAACAACCAGAAGCCCGTCGGGCTCGTCGAGTTCCCCGACGGCACGGTCGGCGAGTTCGAGGCGAGGGAGGTGCGCTATGTCGACCACGCATAACTGCGTGCATTATGACAGGGACCGCATGCGCTCGTGTATATACGGGCTCGCAGTCGGTGACGCCTTGGGCGTGCCGTATGAGTTTTGCGAGCGTGGTACGTTCGATTGCACCGGCATGGTAGATGGCGGCGCTCATGGGCAGCCAGCCGGTACGTGGTCCGATGACACGTCGATGGCCCTGTGCATCTGCTCGAGTATCAAGCATCGCGCATATATCGATTTTGCGGACATCGCAGACAGGTTCCACCGATGGCTGCAGGACGGTGAGTTCACGTGCGACGGGCGTGTTTTCGACACCGGCATGACGTGCCGGAAGGCGATCACGACGGGCGTGCCCGCGAAGTCATATGACGGGTGCGGCAACGGGTCGCTCATGAGGACGGCGCCGCTCGCCATGATCGACTACGCTGAACCCTACCATATACGCGAGGTCTCAGCAATCACCCATGCGCACCCCGTGGCCGAGTGGTCATGCGTCGCGTTGTGCGACATGCTGCGGACCATCCGAAACGTCGGCACGCCGGCTAAAGTCGACCTCTGGCGCAGGTACGGGCACATCGCATCGAGGCCTGTCGGCGCCGTCAAAAGCGATGGATACTGCGAGCACACACTCGAGGCGGCGCTGTGGTGTTTCCTGAACACGCACTCATACGAAGACTGTGTGCTCAAGGCAGTCGAGCTCGGCGACGACACAGACACCACGGCGGCAGTGGCCGGAGCGCTAGCCGGCACATATTACGGTTTCGAGGCCATCCCTCCGAAGTGGGTCGGCCAGCTGCGCGGCAAGGCAGTTATCGAGCAATGTATCTAGGGAGGTAGTGGTAAATGATGATCGACGGTTACCTATTGAACATGCGGGTGTTCCGCAAGGTCGAGGACGCGAAGCCGCAGGTGCTCAAGCCACTGGAGGAGGCGGCTGAGATCTACGGCGCTTGGCAGAAGTACGACAACATGCAGTACGCGCCCGAGGCGATGCGTAAGGTGTTCCGCGAGGAGCTCATCGACGAGTGCCTGGACACAGTGCAGGCCGTGGCGAACGTATTGGCGGCCGTCGGTGCCACGCAAGGCGAAGTCGATGCTGCAATCATGCGCATGGACGAGAGGAACGAGGGCCGAGGCAGGCTCTGAGGATGGAGGAAGAAATGGCTATCGAATTGCCCAAGGATGCCGAGGGCCGCGAGATTCCATTAGACACTAATGTGCTGTACGACAAGAACGGTAAGTCGTTGGTCATTTATGCGTGGGAATATATATCTCAAAAACTGTGCAATCAATGGAGAGTGCAGTTTTTGTTCGATACGTCCGGCGTAAAGTATTATCCGCAGGACTATTACCTCACACCACCTGATAGTTGGGAGAAGTTGGCAGAGGACTTGGACAGGTGTGTTGCCTCAACTCGTTACGCGCCCTGTGAATATTTTGACCCCGCAGACGACGCTTGCGAAAAGTGCCGTGCCGACCTGAATAAAGAATGCCTCGTTCAAATGGTAGAACATGTCGCACAGCGCATCCATAAGCTGAAGGATGAAGACCGATGAATATCGAGCCGCCAAAAGACGCCGATGGGCGAGAGGTCCCGCTAGATACAAAAGTGCTGTATGACAGGTATGGTAATGCGAACGACGTGAGGCTGTTCGCATACTTCGCAAATAGCGATACGTGGAGAGTGAGGTTCACGCACAGCATGTCGTCATATTTCGCCGTCAGCGATATGTATCTAGACGGGCCCGACAGTTGGGAGAAGCTGGACGAGGACCTGCATGCGGTCGAGACTTACGAAGATTCCCCCGATTGCAACGACCCCGCATGCGCATACGCTCGCAATATCGGGAAACGGTGTGTCGACTGCAAGCTCTATGTAGGTGATTGCACGGTTAACATGTGTACGGACATCGCATCGCGTATCCACAAACTGAGGGGTGACGGTAAATGATCACAGACGAAGAGTACCGTGAGATAGCCGAGGAATTGCGTACACGCTGCGACTGCAATGGATTCGACCAGTGCGATGAGTGCCAGGAGCTCAGCCTGAGGTTGTTCAGCGATACACAAGCGCTATGCCAACTCGAAGGCGGCTGTACAACTCGTTGGGAAGAACTCGCAGACCTGATCGACCGTCCGACGTGTCGCCTCGAGCTCACGGCCGTCGAGACCCATGGGAACGTCGAAGTGAGGATCTACGAATGCAGCAAGTGCGGCAGGTCTTGTGAGGAGATCTACGGCAAATATGAGCGTTGCCCACATTGCGGGGCGGAGGTGATTGAAGATGGGGCGCAGGATTAAGTTCGCGAGGCCGTGCGACTGCCCGACGTGCGGGGCGACACCATCGTTTCAGAAGTGGAAGCCGCGCAAGTTGGTGTACACTGACCAGGTAGTCGCGATAGATGACGTCGACCCAGTCGACGCCGTCCATTGCCCTAGGTGCGACCTCGTATTCGGCGTCGTGCATTACGAGCACGACGATACGTATATTACGAGTTGGACCGAGTTCGAGACGATACCGCGGTATTGCCCGTGGTGTGGGGAGGACCTGAGAAATGCCTGATTACGAGCCCGATTGCGGCTACAACCTGCCGCCTGGTTGCTTCGACGACGACATCGACCGCGCTTACGGCGGCGAGCGCCGCTACTGCAGTGAATGCCGCCATTGCATCGAATCGGACGAGCTCGACTGCCATGTATGCGAGCTCAAGTTGAAAGGCGCGCTCGCAGAGCTCAAGGGCACGCAGCGTTGGACGCCCAGGTACATCCTGGCCGCGGTCGAGGACGCGATAGTGGACGACAGCGACTGCTGCGCCGATTTTGAGGAGTGAGGGCAGCGCAGAAACATATCTAAAAATGATTGTAGCATACGTAGAAGGCGCAGTTTTGCGTTGGCGCGTATACTTGCAGGGCCCCGAGGCGGATATGAGCCTCGGGGCCGTTTTTCATGCCTGAGGGCCGAAATTGGCACTTTCCGATTTATCTGCGTGGTTGACAGGTAGTAAGTGGCGAAACGCGACGTGATGGCATGTGTGGCGGTGTTTTGCGTGAGTTACTGTCACACATGCTGTCACACTGTTTTCGGGCCAGTGTGACAGGTAGTAGGCATCAAAACGCGACGTAGGTAAATTGTTGGGTACCCAAGTGTCACACTGGCAAACAGCAGGCCGGCCCTATATTAGATATTTTCTATAGGTATATTCATCAAATGATAAATATATTATTCTCAAAATATCGGGGTATAGGGGAGCATGTCAGTGTGACAGTGTGACAGGTAGTTGCAAATACGTGCATCTACGTCGCGTTTTGTCGAGACTACCTGTCACACGGTGCAGATAAATCGAAAAAAGCGGTGTGACAGGTGTTTGACAGCAGTGTGACAGGCAGTTGACGGCGTGTATGTTGACGTCGGTGAACATATAGGGGCGTTTCAATTCGATGCTGGTGGGTATACACAGTATACACAGTCGCAAAAATCGAAACGCCGACCGAGCCCTGACTGTGCATACCGCATATACACAGTATGCACAGTATACACGGCAGAGCGCACACTCGAATGCCCGCTGCAGGCGTCGTATAATATATTTCGATGTAGAAGGAGTGGAGGCAAATGCCGTATATCAAATTCAACAACGCGGTGCAGCGCAAGCGCTATTGGCTCGGCGAGGACGGCATCGAGCTGATCAACGACTGGAGGCGTCGAGGCCTCTCCGTGAAGGCGATCGCCGAGGACAAGATCGGCGTCGCGCACACGACGCTCTTGAAGTGGCGCCAGCAGTCGCCCGAGCTGGACAAGGCGCTCACCGTCACCGAGGACCTCGTAGACGGTCAGGTCGAGGGCGCCCTGCTCCGGCGAGCGCTCGGGTATGACTACTTCGAAGAGACCTGGTCACGTGACCCCGACACGGGCATGGAGGTATTGACCAAGAAGGTCAAGAAGCACGTGCCGGCAGACGTGAAGGCAATCGCCATGTGGCTGTTCAACCGCCGCGGTGACGCCTGGCGCTCGATGCAGCCGCAGCTGCCTGCGGACGACGGCGACATCATCGACGTCAAGAACGTGCTCGTGCAGATCGAGGAGGTGGCAGATGGAGGTGCACCTGACGCCTAAGCAGGCGGAATACGTACGCGAGGCGCACCATAGGTGGAACCTCGCGACCGGTGCCGTGCGCTCGGGCAAGAGCCACCTGGCCGTGCAGTACACGATCCCCGACAGGCTGATCAAACTGCGCGGCAAGAAGGGCCTGGCGCTGATCTTGGGCGCGACCAAGGAGAATATCGAGCGAAACGTGCTCACGCCTATGCGTGACATGTGGGGCGATAAGTTCGTCGGCGACATCAACGCCCGCAACTGGTGCGAGGTCTTCGGCGAGCGCGTGTACTGCATCGGCGCCGAGAACGCAGGCCAGGTATCGAAGCTGCGCGGCGCGGAGGTCAAGTTCGCCTACTGCGACGAGATCTGCGACATCCACCCCGACGTGTTCGAGATGCTGAAGAGCCGACTCTCTTTGCCGTACAGCGAGTGCCACGGCGCATGCAACCCGGCGGGACCGACCCATTGGCTCAAGCAGTTCATCGATAAGGGTGAGGCAGACCCCGGTATCGACATGTTCGTGCAGAGGTACACGATCGACGACAACCCGTTCCTGCCACGTGCCTATGTCGAAGGCCTCAAGGCCGAGTACCGAGGCACCGTGTACTACGACCGATACATCAGGGGCCTATGGGCGAAGGCCGAGGGCCTCGTGTACCCGAACTGGAAGGATGCGCAGGAACCGACATGGTCACCTGAGAAGCCGGAAGACGTACGCGGCTACTGCGTGAGCGTCGACTACGGAACGCAGAACCCGCTCCATGCGATCAAGTGGATGCTCGATGCGTCTGGCACGTGGCATGCGGTCGGCGAGTACCGCTACTCGGGACGCGAGGAAGGCAGGCAGAAGACCGACCCCGATTATGTCGACGACCTGGTTGTGTTCACGAACGACGCCCCGGAAGAAGCAGACGTCGAGATCATAGTCGACCCCAGCGCGTCGTCGTTTATCGCGCAGCTGCGCAGGCGCGGCGGGTTCAAAGTGAGGAAGGCCGACAACGATGTCGGTGACGGCGTGCGCGACACCGCGAGCGCAATGCAGTTGGGACAGGTCAAAATCGGCGACACGCTCACAGAATTGGCGCGCGAGTTCACCGGCTATGTATGGGATGATAAGGCAGACCAAGACAAGCCGGTCAAGGTCGACGACCACGGCATGGATGCACTGAGGTATTTCGTGAGGACGAAACGCGTGTACCGGCCGAGGGATATGGTATACGAGTCGCCGTTCTTCGGCGGCGAGAACGGGGAGCCTAGGAGGTTCGCATTATGAGATGGGACGACGTACGCGACGACAAGTCGCGCATGCTCACGTACCAGGATTTCGTGGAGGCGGGTGACGCCAACCGCGAGGGCTTCGTGTTGGAGGCGATCGAGCGCCATAAGTCGGGTAAGGCGTACCGCACGGCGCGCATGGCCGATGCGTATGACCGCCAGGAGAACACGACGATCAACAAGTACGTGCAGAAGGTTTTCGACATCACCGGGTCCAAGCTCGTCGACTTCACGGCGAGCAACAACAAGATCGCTAGCAATTTCTTCCACCGCCTGAACACCCAGCGCACGATGTACTCGCTCGGTCAGGGCGTGTCGTTCATCGACGTCGACGAGATCGGCCAGGAGGACACGACCAAGGAGAAGCTCGGCAAGCATTTCGACCACGACCTGCGCACGCTCGCGTACGACGCGCTCATCCACGGCGTGTGCTTCGGTTTCTGGAACCTCGACCGCATGTTCGTGTTCCCGCTGACCGAGTTCTGCCCGCTGTGGGACGAATACGACGGCACGCTCAAGGCAGGCATCCGCTTCTGGCGTATCGACCAGTCGCGCCCGATGCAGGCCGTGCTCTACGAGCCTGATGGCTACACGCGTTTCCAGAGCTACAAGGACGCGAACGGTGCGAGCGCTGAGCGCCTCGATGTCGTCGAGGAGAAACGGCCCTATATCGAGAAGACGAGCTATACGCCCGCCGACGGCATCGAGCAGGTCATCGGCGGCGAGAACTACTCTGCGTTGCCGGTGGTGCCGATGTGGGGCTCGAAGCTGCACCAATCGACACTCGTCGGCATGCGCCAGGCGATTGACAGTTATGACCTGATCCGCTCTGGCTTCGCGAACGACCTCACTGACTGCGCACAGATCTACTGGCTCGTGTCTAACGCTGGCGGCATGAGCGACAAGGACCTGCAGAAGTTCCTCGACCGGCTGAAGATCAACCACGTCGCGCTCGTCGACTCCGATGACGGCGGCAACGCCCAGGCATATACGCAGGAGATCCCATACGCAGCACGCCAGGCGTACCTGCAGTCGATCCGCGAGGGCATCTACGAGGACTTCGGCGCACTCGATGTGCATACGGTGGCCGCGGGCGCGACCAACGACCACATCGATGCTGCGTACCAGCCTATGGACGAGGAGGCGAGTGATTTCGAATACCAAGTCTCAGAGTTCGTGCAGCAACTGCTCGCCCTCATGGGTATCGACGATGCGCCCGTGTTCAAGCGCACACGCATCAGCAACCAGAAAGAGCAGGTCGACATGGTCATGAGCGAGGCGCAGTATCTCGACCACGAGACCATTTTGCGCAAGCTGCCGAACATCTCGCCCAGCGAGGTGCCGGCGATCAAGGAACGCCTCGATTCCGAGGACGAGGGACGCATGGGCACGTTGGTGAACACCACCGCACCCGCTGGCAACGAAGGTGACGATGACGATGACGACGATGACGGCATGTTTTAGTGTTTAAGGTGATCTTACCGTGAAAATTCACTCAATTGACGAGGTCCCCGTTATCAAGGGTGTGTCGGGGTGGAAGTATCTAACGAATACAGACCATCCATCGATAAAGTCGTTTAAGACGTTTAAGGAAGCGGCCGCGTACGCCTTGAAAATCGGTATGTACGAGCTCGTACCCGATGAAGCCGCAGGCCCTGCGACCGTCACCAAGACACAATACTTCGACGGCTTCCAGATCGACACGTATTCAGACGGTACTTATGGCTACATGACGGACGGCGGCAAGCATAAAGAGGGTTACAAGTCGAAAGACGGCGCCAAGAAGGCAGCCACCAAGCTCGTAGCCGCAGAGCCGAAAGGCCCGCAGGTCCTGAAGAGCGAAGACAAGGGCGGCTATGTCGTCAACACGTTCACCGACGGCACTTATGGGTATTTGATGCCCGATGGCACGTTCAAGAACGGCTACAAATCGAAGGACGGTGCCGGCAAGGCTGGCAAGAAGCTCGCAGCGAAGGCCGCGAAGGCGCAGGACGGCGCGCAGGCCAAGCTGCTCGAGAAGCAGGCGCAGGAGCTGCAGCAGAAACTGCAGCTCACCTACGCCGATGCGATTGACGGCATGACGGCACGTATCGAGTCCTCGCTCAAAGAGTTCGCTGCCGAAGATGCTAAATGGCAAGCCGACGTCGCAGCCGGCAAAAAGGACGCGAAGGCATATAAGGCTTGGCGCAAGGACCAGGCGTTGCACAACGACAAGCTCAAGGCACTCAAGAAGGCATTAACGCAAGACCTCACCGCCGCCGACAAGATGGCTATGGCTTACGTCAACCAAGTGCCGGCCGGTGTGTATGCGGAGGGCATGAACTTCGCGACGTATGAGATCGAGCACGGCGCCAAGGCGAACACGTCTTTCACGCTGTACAACAAGAACACCGTCATGGAGCTCGTCGCGAACGAGCCCGACCTGCTCCCGCAGGCGGCGTTCGACAAGGCGAAAGATTCTGCCTGGAACAGCCGCCATGTCACGTCTGCGGTGACGCAGGCCGTGCTGCAGGGCCAGACGGTCCCGCAGCTCGCCGCCTCGATCGCCGGTATCGCCGCCATGGACCAGCGTGCCGCTATGAAGGCTGCACGCACTGCCATTACGAGTGCGCACTCGCTCGGCAAGCTCAAGGGATACGAGCGCGCCGCAGACATGGGTATCGATGTCGACAAGCAATGGCTCGCGGCGCTCGATTCGCGCACGCGCGGCAGCCACCGCCACCTAGACGGCGAGACCGTCAAACTCGATGCGGAATTCAGCAACGGGCTGAAGTACCCGGGTGACCCGGACGGCCCTGCCTCTGAAGTCTACAACTGCCGCTGCACGCTTGTGCCCGTTATCGGCGATGTGGAGTACGACGAAGTCGAGCGTGCCAACAAACTCGGCGACATGAATTACGAGGAATGGAAAACAGAGAAGCTGACCGAAGAGCAGAAGCTCGCCAACGCACTCGATAGTCAGCTGAAGGATGTCGATAACGAGATCGACGTGCTGAAAGAGCTCATGAAGAGTTCCGACAAGACGTATTCCGGCATTTGGAAAGACCCCGTGACGCTCGCCGATTGGGACGCTAAGAAAGACGCGATCCCCAAGAAGCTCGATTATTTCACCGAGCAAGCCGCAAAGGCCGCGGACGCAGGCGATGACCAGGCATTCGCGAAGTGGTCGAAGTTCATCGACGACACGAAAGAGTTCGATGAGAAAGGCCAGGCGTATAAATCACATGTCGACAACATGTCGGCATTGAAGCTCAAGCGGCAGTCGATCCACAAACAGATGGTCGACCTGGGACTCGTCGAAGATTCGGCATTCAGCGAGGAGCGCAAGGCGAACGCGTGGAAGTTCGATTCGTCGGCTGAGGCCGACAAGCATTTCCGAGAAGGATGCGGCAAGGTCTGGCGCGAAGCTACCTCTGCAGAGCGTAAGGGTATCTACGGCTATACCGCAGCCTCCGGTGCGTGGAACCGCCCGTTGTCTGGCTTCCGCAAGCCGTATAGCGCACCTGGCACGGGATGGGAGAAGAAGTTCTATGTCGGCCCAGGTGACGTTTGGATCGATTACGAAGGCAAGGGTTCGGCGATCCGCAACATGACGTCGCTCATCGAGAAGTCGACGTACGACCACGACACGTGGCTCGTGCGTGGATGCGACTACAACGCCATGGAGTCGTTCTTCGGCACGAGTGCGTCGAAGTTGAGCGGTATGAGTACCGATGAGCTCAAATCGTTCGTCGGCATGTCCAACCGCATTCAGTCGTTCGTGTCGACTGGTACTGCGGCAGGCAAAGGTTTCAGCCATAAGCCTGTCGCTATGGAGATCTATTGCCCTGCCGGGTCTGAGATGATGTATGCGGAGCCGTTCAGTGCATTCTCTGGCGCAAGTTACGGTGAATGGGACGGTAAGAAGGAACAACACAGTTTCGGCCAGGAATCGGAGATGATCTTGCAGCGCGGCGGTTACTACACCGCGACAGACGTGTACAAAGGCACCGACGGCAAGATGCATGTCGTGCTGGAGCTGCACCCCGAGCAGGGTTACGATAAGTTCCAGCAGGATCCCAAAGAGTGGACCGGCTCGAAGGACAAATACAAGTAAGGAGTACCATGGCCACTGAGAAGCAGAAAGTACCGAACCTCGAGGCCGACGACTCGTTCGGCTGCCTGAAACGCAACCCCCGCAAATGCCGGACGTGTGCGAATGCGCACGGCCCGGCGCCGTGGGAGGATTCACCGGACAAGTCGTATTGCCTCGTATACGAGCGCCGCCTCGGCAACATCAAGCCCGACACGGTCTATTTCGACGGCGCCGACTGCCCGTTCTATATCGAGGAGGAGTGACATGGCCGGCGATGTCACGGTGAAGCAAGACAATATCGAGCAGGCAGTCGACGGTATCGACTCGGCGATCGGCCGCGCACTCGAGGAGATCGGGCTTTTGGCCGAGAACTACGCCGCCAAGAAATGCCCGGTCGATACCGGCAACCTGCGCGGCTCGATCACATACGAGGTCGATGCTGCCGATAACGCCGTGTACATCGGGACGAATGTCGAATACGCGCCGTACGTCGAGCTCGGCACCTCGCGCCAGAAGGCTCAGCCTTTCCTAAGGCCGGCGGCTTCTGAGCATGGCACACAATACCGCCAAGTGCTGAAAAAAGCCCTCGGCGGCAGCATTTAACATGGTATTATTTATGTTAAATGCGCGAAGCAATGCGCTATACAGTATGGGGTCGAAGCATGTGCCCCAGAGTCCGAAGGAATGGAGCGAACATCATGGCACTTACCCGCAAACTCCTCCGATCCATGGGGATCGAAGACGAGAAGATCGACCAGATCATCGATGCACACACTGAGACCGTCAACGCGCTGAAGGACGAGCGCGACGAGCTCAAAGATGCAGCTGATCGACTGGAAAAGGCCGAGGCGGAGCTCGAGGAGCTCAAAGCCAAGCCTGCTGACGGTTTCAAAGAGAAGTTCGAGAAGGAGCACGCCGATTTCGAGGCGTTCAAGGCAGACACTGCGAAGGCTGCCGCCGACCGTGAAAAGAAATCGTTGTACCGTAAACTGCTCAATGACGCCGGGGTCGACCCCAAGCGTATGGATGCCGTGATGCGTGTCGCAGACCTGTCTAATATCGTGGTCGAGGACGGCGCCATCAAGGATGCCGACAAGGTCACGGAGAAGGTCAAGGGCGAATGGTCTGATTTCATCCCGACCAAGGGCACTAAGCCCGCGAGTGTCGATACGCCGCCTAATGGCGGTGGCGACGGCACGGCCGAACCGAAATCGCTGGCCGACGCCCTGCGACAGAAGTACACCAAGCAGAACACTGATTAAAGGAGGCAATTATGCCTATCACTCTCGCAGAGGCCAAGGTCAGTATGGCCGACAAGGTCGACCAGCAGGTCGTCGACATGTTCCGTCGCTCTTCCCTGCTCCTCGACCGCCTCACTTTCGACAACGCCATCTCCCCCGGTACCGGCGGATCCACGCTCACCTACGGCTACACGCAGCTGAAGACGCCTTCCACCGCTGCCGTCCGTGCGATCAACTCCGAGTACACCGCAAACGAGGCCAAGCGTGAGAAGAAGACCACGCAGGCCATCATCATGGGAGGTTCCTTCGAGGTCGACCGCGTCATCCAGGACACCTCCGGCGCCATCGATGAGCTCGTGTTCCAGGCAGACGAGAAGATCAAGGCCACTGCCAATTTCTTCACCAACTGCGTGATCAACGGCACCGCCGCAGGCGCCGCCGGCGCCGGTAAGACCACCGGCACCTTCGACGGCCTCAAGAAGCTGCTCACCGGTGCCTCCACCGAGTACACCTCCACTGCGGACCTGTCCACCAGTGCGAACATGGATGCCAACCGCAACCAGTTCCTGGACGAGCTCGACGAGTTCATCTCCGGCCTCGACGGCATGCCCGACATGCTACTCATGAACCGCAAGATGCTCTCCAAGCTCCGTGGCATCGCACGTCGTTCCGGCTACTACACCCAGTCGCGTGACGACTTCGGTCGCACTGTCGAGGCCTATAACGGCATCGAGCTCATGGATGCCGGCGATTTCTATAACGGCACCGAGACCGTCAGCATCATCGCCGACACCGCTGCCAGCGCCAGTGCTTTCGGTACCTCCGACATCTATGCCGTCAAGTTCGGCATCGACGCCTTCCACGGCATCTCCCCGACTGGCACCAAGGTCATCACGTCCTACATGCCCGACCTTACCCTCCCCGGTGCGGTTAAGAAGGGTGAAGTCGAGCTTGTCGCAGGCGTCGCCCTCAAGAACACGCTCAAGGCCGGCCACATGAAGGGCATCATCACCGCGCCGAAGACTGCCTAAGGAGTCAACATGCTGGAGGAGTTGCTCACAGAGATCCACAATTGGTTCGAGTGTGATTACCTCGCAGGTGAGCTCACCATCGTAGACGGTGAGCTCACCCTCCCGCATGGCTTCGTCAAGCAGGGCCAGTATTACCGCATCGTCGGCAGCGTATTCAATGACGGCCTGCACCAATACCCCGCATCAGATTTCATCGACGAGGTGTTCGACGGCGAGGTCTGGGCGTTGGCGATACCGAAGGCAGTCATCGACATCGCAGCCGAAATCGAGGCGTGGTGCAAGGCCAACCCCGATTCCGTATACACATCGGAGTCATTCGGCGGGTATTCGTATACGAAGGCCACGGCGTCTGACGGTACGCCTATGCGGTGGCAAGACGCATTCCGCCGACGCCTCAACCGTTGGAGGAAGTTGCCATGAGTTTGATCGATGCTTTCAAAGAACCTTGTGTCGTGATGAACAAGGCTAAGGTGTCCGACGGCGAGGGCGGTTTCACTACTGCCTGGCAGGAGGGCGCGGAGTTCGATGCGGCGATCGTGAGGGACACGAGCCTTCAGGCGCGCATCGCCGAGAAGGACGGCCTCACGAACACGTATACCGTCACTACGGCGGTAAACGCAGCGCTAGAGTTCCATGACGTTTTCAAGCGTAAGTCAGACGGGCAGGTGTTCCGTGTCACGTCTAACGGGGACGACAAGCGCACACCTTCCACAGCCTCGTTCCAGTTTGAGCAGGTAAACGCCGAGGAATGGAGCTTGTCATGACGCCGGCAGCAGCGATCTACAATTTCATGGCCGGCTTCGATGTCCCGGCGTACGCCGCGACTTCCGTACCAGACGACGCGGAATTCCCGTACATCACGTACGAGCTGTCTGTCGATGATTTCTGGGGCGGCGAGGTCGCGTTGGCTATGGACATTTGGTGCCGCGGTGACTCGGAGGCGGAGCCGAATGCGAAAGCCCGCGATGTCTCGAAGGCACTCACTGGCTGCAAGTGTATCCCATGCGATGGTGGCGGAATCGTACTCAAAAAGGGCTCGCCGTTCTGCCAGAGTATGGGTGACACCGCCGACAGCAAGATCAAGCGCCGCCATATCAATTTGACGGCAGAGTTTATCACCTCATTTTGAGAGGACAAGTTAAATGGCTAAGTTCACGCAGATCCCCACGGATACATTCAAGAAACTCCAGCTCAATGCCGGCCTCCTCACCACTGATTTCGACCCGGCGACCGGTGCGCTCACTGCGAGTAATATCGTCGGCGCGACGAGCGGTGGTGTGACGTTCGAGGCAACGCCGTCGTTCACCGACTTTGGCGACGACATCGATAACTGCCCGAAGAACACGAAAGAGCTCAAGAAGCTCGACAGCTGGGATGCCAAGATGTCCGGCACTTTCGTCACGATGGATACGAACGTCGCAAAATCTGTCGTCGGCACTGCCGACACCGTAAGCGACGATCCGACCAAGGTCGTGCCCCGCAACTTTGTTGACGCCGAAGATTTCAAAGACATTTGGTGGGTCGGCGACTACTCCGACGTCAACGAAGACGGCACGTCTGCAGGTAAGGCCGGTTTCATCGCGATCAAGCTCATCAGCGCGTTGTCGACCGGTGGTTTCAAGATCCAGTCCGGTGACAAAGCGAAGGGTACGTTCAGCTTCGAGTATACAGGCCATTACAGCATGAAAAATATCGACACCGTACCATTCGAGATCTACATCAAGGCAGGTTCGGCAGACGCCTAATGCTGCCTAAGAAGGAGGAAGTAAAATGAAACTCAGCGATATCAAGGGTGACCGTGTCCTCGACGTCATCGCCGACCTCATCGACCCCGTCGCAAATATCGCGCAGGATAAGGACATCGCAGAAATGTTCAAGCGCAAGGCCGTGCCGGAAGGTATGGAAGCGCGTGAGTTCTTCGCTGCGCGTATGCGTAAGGGTGTGCCGGTTTTGCTCAAGGGACACAAGCAAGACGTCATCACAATTTTGGCTACAATTGAGGGTGTGACCCCTGAGGAGTATACCGATATGCTCAACCTCGCAAAGCTGTTCACTGACACCATTGAGCTTTTGACTGACGAGGCGTTCATCAGTTTTTTATCCTCGCCGAAGACGAAGAAGGACGCAGATGCATCTGGCTCTGCCTTGGAGAGTTTCGAGGTCCTCTAAGGGCAGACGTATTCGTCCAGTTCACGAAGGCCCGTTACAGAAGGGAGCGGGATGAGATGGCGTTTAAGGTATACGTCACCGATTCCCTATACCTCATGGGCCAACAAAAGTTCCTAAACCGACGATGGTATGATGTAGTCCGGCCCAAGGTATATGAAGACATCGACGCCGCCGCAGTCGTGGCGGACGTCACACAAAGGGCGGGATTAGTGGTCGTATGAATCTACTCGACCTCGCCGTCAAGATCACATGTGACGACCAGGCATCAGGCGAGGTCGGCAAGATCGGTGACGGCATCAAGAACACATTGGGCACCGCTGCGAAAGTCGGCGGTGCCGCTGTCGCCGCATTGGGTACAGCGACGGTCGCCATCGGTAAGACTGCACTCGACGCATATTCGAACTACGAGCAGCTCGTCGGTGGTATCGACACCCTGTTTAAAGACTCGTCCGGCAAAATGCAGCAGTATGCGGCAAATGCCTACCAGACGGCAGGTGTTTCAGCTAACCGCTACATGGAGATCTCGACGAACTTCGCAGCGGCGCTGATCAGCTCGCTCGGCGGCAATACTGAGGCCGCAGCCGACGCAGCCAACACTGCCATCATGGACATGAGCGACAATGCCAACAAGATGGGCACATCGCTCGAGACCGTTCAGGAAGCATACATGTCGCTGTCGCGCGGCAACTACGAGATGCTCGACAGCCTGAAACTCGGCTACGGCGGTACAAAGTCTGAATTGGAGCGCCTGCTCTCAGACGCCGAGAAACTCTCAGCAGCGCAGGGCGAAGTGCGTGATTTCTCGGTCGATTCGTATTCTGACATCGTCGAGGCCATCCACCTCGTGCAAGGTGAGATGGGCATCACCGGCACGACTGCAAAAGAGGCAGCGACGACCATCGAGGGCTCCGTCAACATGGCGAAGGCCGCATGGGAGAACTGGGTCGCAGGCCTCGGTAACGAGAACGCCAACATGCAAGACTTGACCGACGAGCTCGTCGAGTCCGTCGCCACTGCGGGTAAGAACATCATCCCGAGGGTCGGCCAGATCATGGAAACTCTCGGCCAGACGGTTGCAGCATATGCTCCGAATGTCGGCCGCTACCTCCGCGCCTCGCTTATCGGCGTCCTGCCTGAAGCGGTGCAAGGGCCGTTGTACGATGCATTCGCAGGTGCAGACAAAGTCTTCGGTAAGTTCGCAGACGTATTCAACGACAATTTGAAACCAGCAGCAGATGCAGCTGACAGCGTGTTCAGCGCGATCAGCTCTGGTGTCACGACGTTCAGCGACAACGTCAACGACCTCGTGCTCCCCGCAATCGAGACGCTGTCACCGGCTTTCAATGATTTCTTCAGTGCTATCGAGTACGCACAGCCTTTGCTCACGTTCATCGCAGACCTCATCGGTACAGCATTGGCCGCAGCGATCAGTACTGCCATCAAGGTGTTTTCGGCCATCGTCGAGGTCATCGCGTTCGTCATCACAGGCTTCCAGCAGTTGTATGAGGACATCAGCGGTTTCGTGACAGGCGTCGTACAGTTTTTCACGACTGACCTGCCCAACGCGATCAATGCATTGGTACAGTGGTTCGCGCAGCTGCCTGGCAACATCGCGACATTCCTGTCGACGGTCATCGCGAATGTCGCCGCATGGGTCGCCAACATGGCGGCGAACGCTGTAAACGCCGGTTCGCGGTTTGTCTCTGGAATCGCCGGGTTCCTGTCGGCGCTGCCCGGTAACGTGGCATCCTGGCTCTCTGGCGTCATCTCGACCGTTATCGGCTGGGTGTCACAGTTCGCAAGCAACGCCACGAGCGCTGCCACGCAGTTCGCGAATAACCTCATCAACGGCCTCGCGTCCATACCTGGCCAAGTGACATCGATCGGTTCGAACATCATCCAGGGTATGGTGAACGGTGTCACCGGTGCCGCCGATCAGCTGATCAGTGCAGTTAAAGGTGCTGTCGACAATGCCATTAGCGCAGCCAAGAACCTGCTCGGCATCAAATCGCCGTCGCGTGTGTTCCGTAAGATCGGCCAGTATACGATGCAGGGCGCAGCGCTCGGTGTCGACGACGATGCCGACTTGCTGTTGCAGTCTACAGATAACGCAATGCGCGGTATGATTTCAACGGCGCAAGATGTCGCCATACCCGGCACCAACAATATTGCCGGTGGCGAATCTGCCGTTATCAGCTGGCTGGCAGAGAACTTGCCGGCCATCATTGCAGAGTTCACGCCTGTCATGGGCGAATCGGAGTTCGGGCGCAAGGCGAGGAAGGCAGTCGCGTATGCTTAATATCGTATATGAGTCTAGCACGGGTGCCGCCATCCAGCTCAATTCCGGCGTTTACGTCGGCAAGCCAAACGACCTATTCAGCCGCGAATGGGACTACAAGATCGGGTATCGCGCCTTGGCAACGGCCTCGCGTGGTGCCCGCAAAGTCTCATTCAAGGCGTTTTTCGCAGATATGGCGCAGGCGGACGCGTTCCGCCATTGCGCCGACTCCGACATGCAGAAGGGCACACCTGGCACTATCCGCGTCGATGGTTGGTTCCAACACTGTTTCATCGTGGCTTCCGAGGTCGACGACATCGGCAATGATTTCTTCGCTGCGAAGCTAACAATGGTTCTGCTCGACGGGGTATGGCGCAGAGGTACGACGACGGCGTTCGTGCCAGTGCGTGCCTCGGATGATTACGAATTCCTCGACCTACCACACGACTTGCCATACGACCTCGGCGTGACCACGCCGCGACAATATGCGATCAATCCAGGTTATACCGACAGCCCTGCGAAGCTCATAGTGTATGGGCCCGCAGTCAACCCATCTGTGCGTCTGGCCGACAACCTGTATCAGGTCGACGTGACTGTGCCAGACGGTGGTTACATGGACATAGACCCCCTGCGCCGAACAGTCACTGTGGTCGCCGCTGACGGCACCACGATGGATGCTTTCAGCAAGGCACACCGAGGCAGCGGCGCGGGGTCTGGTGAGTATATCTTCGAGCGCGTGCCGGCAGGTACGTCTGAAATCTCGTGGGATAACTCTTTTGGGTTCGACCTCACCTTGTACGAAGAGGAGGGCGAGCCCGCATGGTCTTAGTAATAAATGACACGGCTGCAGGTGACATCCGTGAGATTGAGGACTTTGAGCTCGACCTTGCATTCGGCAGTGATGAGAACGCATTGAAGCTCGAGGTACGCACCGACGAGGCGCCTGCCGAGGGTCAACTCGTATTCATCGACGGTACTGAGTACGGTGGCGTCATCGACCAAGCGAGCTACGATGCCGGTAGGGAGGCCACAGGGTCAATTCTGTGTGCGGGCCGTACCTGGCATGGCATCTTGGCCGGTAAGCGCCTGCTCCCTGATTCTGGTAGCGACTATCTTTCTGTGAGTGGAAAGGCCGGCGTGGTGCTCGCGTCTCTTATCGAGCGCATGGGGCTGTCGGGGCTGTTTTCGGTCGCTTCTGATGATAGTACAATTAGCTACACCTTCGACCGTTTCACGGACGGTTATAGCGGCTTGAAGGCCCTGGCAGAGGCGAACGGCCGCAAGGTATCGATGCGTCGCCTTGATGGAAAGGTCGAGCTTTCGCTGCCACCAGCTGTCGATTATGCGGACAAAGTCGACTCAGATCTACTCGATTTTACGCTCACCACGGTCCATCGCTGTGTCAACCACCTGGTATGTGCAGGCACTGGCGAGCTTGAGAACCGCGTCGTTGTCCATTTCTATGCGGACGCAACAGGTAACATCAGCCACACACAAAGTTTGTTTGGAGTCGACGAGATATGCGCACTCTACGACTACAGTAATGCCGACGCGGCGAAACTCGAAGAAGAGGGCAAGAAGAAGCTCCAGGAGTACCAGACCCGTGGCAGTGTCGAAGTCGACGCACACGAGGACATCGACGTCGATGTCGGTGACATCATTTCGGCACGTGACAACGCGCATGGTAAGATCGTCAGCGCTACCGTGGTGAAGAAGATCGTACAGGTCTCGCGGGGTGTGGCGACATACAAATACGAGGTCGGCAGTGAGACCACGACGAAGAATTCATCCAGCGCGACCGATAGTGGTGGCGGAGGCCATGCCTACTTTGCCGGAAATGGCCTGAAGCTCGAGAACTACACGTTCAGTGCGGAGGTCGATGCGGAATCGCTCAAGGCCGTGGAGGTCAAGGCCGACAAGGCTGTAACGGATGCGTCGAATTCGCTCCAGACGTGGGCACAGGCAGATATCGTCATGGGTAAGGTGTCTACGCTCACAGAGGGTGCGGACGCCACAGCATCGCTATCAGGCGATAGGCTGATCAAGACACTCTCGCTCGGTATCCCACGCGGTGCCACCGGTATCCAAGGCCCTAAGGGTGAGACAGGAGCAACTGGCGAACGCGGTCCCCAAGGTCCGCAGGGCATAAAAGGCGAGACGGGACCGCAAGGCGAGACGGGACCGCAAGGTCCCAAGGGTGCTACCGGGCCGCAGGGGCCGAAGGGCGAGACCGGTGAGCAAGGCCCGCAGGGCGTGCAGGGAAAGCAAGGCCCCCAAGGTATCCAAGGCGAGACCGGACCGCGTGGCCCGCAGGGTGTCCAAGGTCCCAAGGGCGAGAAAGGCGACACTGGCGAGGGTTTTTCAATCTCGAAGGTGTACGCCAGCTACAGCGCGATGCAGGCTGGATGGAAGACGGACGGCGTGAAGGTCGGCGGCTTTGTTGTGATCAGTTCGAATGTCGAAGACCCGCATAACGCCGAGCTGTATGTGAAAACGGCAGACGGCTATTCGCTTATTGCCGACATGAGCGGTGCGACCGGCGTAAAGGGCGCACAAGGCCCGATGGGCGCGCAAGGCCCGATTGGTGCTACAGGCGTGGCTGGCGCTACGGGACCGCAAGGCCCCAAGGGAGCCACAGGTCCCACTGGCCCACAAGGCCCGAAGGGAGATACAGGAGCTACTGGTGCCACCGGAGCGCGAGGCGCAACCGGTGCGACAGGCCCGCAGGGCGTCAAGGGTGAGCAAGGCGAACGAGGGCCGCAGGGTATCCAGGGCCCGAAGGGTGAGAAAGGCGACCGCGGTGATTCCGGTGTCACTGCCCCGCTTTCTGGGTTCTTCTCACTGACGGTCGATTCCGATGGCAACCTCTGGTCGCATGTGGCGGACGGGGCGACGGCTCCGCCGCTCTCATACGACAAAACTACGGGCGAGCTTTATTACGAGATAGGTGAGTAATCATGGCGAGATACCTTGTAGGCAACATCAAGGGCCCAAAAGGCGACACCGGTGCCACTGGCCCGCAGGGTGCCACGGGTGCACGTGGTGCGACTGGCCCGATAGGTCCGCAAGGCCCTAAAGGCGAGACAGGAGCCACAGGACCGCAAGGCCCCACAGGCAAGCCAGGGCCGACAGGACCCACCGGCCCGGCAGGTTCGCAGGGGCCTCAGGGCATCCAGGGACCTAAAGGTGCTACCGGGCCGCAGGGGCCGACAGGCCCGCAGGGGCCGAGCGGCGGCGAGATCAAGGACACACGCAACGACAACCGGCCGCCGAGCTGGTATATGTCGAATTACGGGCATGAGACAGTGATCGAATTCAAGTCCGCGCGTGTTATCGGAGTTTCGAGCAGCGAGACCTTCGCAACGCTCATCACCTTCGTCCCGTGGGGCGACGACTCTGGCGGTTATCCGAAGCAGGTGGCAGTGAGTGGCCGCGACATATATTGGCGCAATGGCACCTCGAATTCCTCATGGGGGCCGTGGCAACATATTTTCGATTCCAGTGACCCCAACGATACGTGGCTGATGGCCCATCGTGTCGGTGAGTACCTGGAGACAGATGGCTCGTTTAACCCGAACGATGTCGGTGGTACGTGGACGAGGCAACCGAGCGTAGGGCCGCATACGTGGCTCCGCACGAAGTAAGGAGAAGACATGTCAAAGACCGAGAACTACACCCACTACGTATGCGACCGCTGTGGTGAGGATGCATACCTCGCTGCGAATAGTGCAGCATCGGCAGACTGGCGTGAGGTCGAGCGCTTCGACCAGTACGGCAGCAAGGCGAGCAGGCTTCTGTGCAAGTCCTGCACTGACGAGTACAAGAAGCTGGCCGCCAAGCAGGATGGCGAGTTCCAGCAATTCATGAGCAACGCGAAGGAGTAGTACCATGGCATTCGAGATTGTTGACGGCATGACCGGCACCAAGCACATCAGCTCGGACGACCTGTCGGCATTGAACATCGCGACTATCGGCAAGGCTGATTGCGTGCTTGATTATGGCGACAATTTCAAGCTCACGATGGCGAGCGCGAACAACGCGACGCTCGGCACAGGTGTCGGCATGGTCGGCGGCAAGCGCTTTTGGAACCAGGCGGCGACCTCTTTGACCATTCAGTCCGGCACACAGGGACAGAAGCGTAACGACCTGGTAGTGGCGCGTTATGCGAAGACACGCGCCGGCGTCGAGAGCATCACACCTGTCGTCATCAAGGGCACGCCCAGTACGGGAACGGCTGCAGACCCAGCGACGACCTCTAACGACCTCAAACTCTGGCGTATCCCACTAAACGGCATTAGTATCGGCACGCCCGTGGCACTCTTTGACCCAGTGGCCTCGCTCAAGTCCGTCGGGGAATCAGTATTTCAGGACTCGTTCTACTGGCTTTATTACGATAAAAACTACGGTCAGGTAATATTCTACGCCAGAGGCGGCATAGCGACACTCACGCTCATCGACATCAGCCAAGTAGACCCGGGGGCACCGTGGAAGATTCCAGAGGTCATCCCGCGCGAATTCAGGCCGGAGTTCAGTTTTTATAATGCGCTCGTGCATAGACAGAGCAACGACATCGGGCAGATTTGGATTCCCAGCAAAACCACCGACGACGATCACTTGTACGTCTACGCCGGCGTATCCACCCATACGAGCGCCAACGGGCTCAACGGCACCGTCACCTGGATTTACGCGGAGCCGATCAACCGTGAGCCCAACAAGTAATCCATATCCACGATCGAGTCCAAGGTCTTTTGCAACATGATCGTTGAGGGCTTCGTAAAGGGGCAGCACAGTCATTGTTCTCGTCTAAGAGGTATTTTATGTTTAACTATATGACCACAACTGTTGTGACCACAATTATGGGTACGATAATTGGTTGGCTGTTGAATGCAATCAAAACAAACACCGGGCAGCTGTATAACATATCGCGTCGTGAACATGAAGAACGCACACAAAATCGTGTAATGCTCGGTGAGCTGTTGTTTTACCGGCTCGAAGATCTACACCGGCGATTCGTCATAGAAGGCCATCCGTGTTCCGCGGCCGATAAACAACAGGTTGACGACATTTACCATCATTACCATGATGAACTTGGTCTCAATGGGCCTGGTACACATATGTATAATGAGATCATGGAAGCACACCAGGAATAAGGAGCAATTATGCAGTACATCATCCCTGACAAGGCGTATAATGTTCTTAAGTGGACAGGCCTCGTTGCACTTCCGGCGGCCGCGACGTTCGTCGGTACCGTCGGCACTGCGTGCGGGTGGGAATTCACCAGTATCGCCGTGACGGTCATCACTGCGACCGGCACCCTCGTGGGCTCGCTTATCGGCGTATCGCACGCCACTGCGAAGGCTTCGAATGAGTAACAACGGTAATACTATTAGAAAGGGTGAGTAATTTGGGTATCAAGGCAAATATGCGCGTTGCTGGATATCTATCTAAGCCTCACCTCACTCGACGATTGGCATTATGTGCAAGTACGGTCGCTATCGCACTTGCACTCACAGTACCGACGACGAGTTATGCCTACGAGCGTATCACTAATTACGTCAGCAATGGACACGGGTCGCTGTCACCGCAGTACCTCGTGATCCACGAGACGGCTAACCCGGGCGCGAGTGCGTGGAATCACGTGCTTTTGTGGTCGCGTGACGATACCTACGCAGTGCATGATGTCATGGAGCTAGACGGCTCTAAAGTGTACGATACCGTACCGCAGAACCGCCTGTGCTGGCACGTCGGTAATGGCAATTGGTGTACGATTGGCATCGAGCTGGCACACGCCACAAATGCCACTGATTTCGCCAAGCAATGGACCGAGGCTGTTAAGTGGGCAGGCGACACGCTCCGCGCTCATGGTTGGGACACCAGCCGCCTGCTCAGCCATTATGAAGCCGCACGTACCTGGGGCGGGTCTGACCACACTGACCCGATCGGTTATTTCCGTCAGTACGGTAAGACTTGGGGCGATTTCAAGCGCGATGTCGCCACCTATATGGGTAGCGGCTATATCGCGCCGATCGCACCTACGGACGGCAACGGAGGCACGTACCAGCCTTCCACCTCTGCCACGCGCACGAGTTTCCCCAAGTCCACGGGCAAGAGTGTCAACATCCACTATGCGCTGCACAACCGCTACGGCGCGTGGAATGATGCCGTTACCAACTTCAACGATTCCAACTCTGAGGGTTTCGCGGGTATGCCCTACGGCTCCCACGATATGCTCATCGCTTGGGTGGATAGCGGAACGCTTCGCTATCGTGTTCACACCAAGGAAAGCGGCTGGCTTGACTGGGTGCAGGCCGCCAGTTACAACGATTCTGTAAATGGCATGGCGGGCATCTGGGGCCAGACAATTGACGGCGTGCAGATGTATTACATCACGCCAAATGGTGACTATAAACAGGTCTACTATCGTTCTCAGGATGTTGCCCATGCTGGCTACTGGGACGAAGTCTGCGACGACGGCTCCACCTACGGTGGCGATGATTATGCCGGTATATATGGTTACGCACTCGACCGTCTCCAGTGTTATGTTTCGGACGGCACTCGTCGTTAATGATTGGAGAAAGCATGATGTTCGGTAACTACAACACATATCAACCTATCGGCGCATCGCAGCAATTTGCAATGGACCAGATGCAACAGTTTCAGCAACGTGCTCAAATGCAGCAGAACATGCAGCTAATCCGTGTCACTGGTATGGAAGGCGCGAAGGCATACCAAATGCCTCCCAATTCTGTCGTGCCCCTGTTCGACACAGATAACGACATCATGTATGTTAAAAGCACGGATGGTGCCGGTTTTCCGACCATCCGTACTTTTGCTTTCCAACCGATCGAGAACCCAACTCCGCAGACGCAGCAGTATGTGACCCGTGAAGAGTTCAACGACACCTTGGCGAAGCTGAAGGAGGCGATCGGCAATGGCAAGCAGCCTGTTCGGGAGCAACGCGAAACCGCAAGCAAGTAACCCATTCCAAGCGGCCATGGCCGCTGCCCAGGAGCTCAAACACTTCAACCCGGAGCAGTTTATGGAGAAGATGATGGAGGCAAACCCGCAGTTTGCTGCATTCGTCAATCAAAACAAGGGCAAGAGCCCTGAGCAGATCGCACGTGAGAACGGGATTGATTTCAATATGGTCCAAAAGATGTTTAAGTAGACGGCACGGAGCGTACGGCTGTGGAGTCTGCTTGAACTATATAGGCATACGTCGACAACGAAAGGAAATGAGATGGCTATGTCTGAGTATTCACTTTCTGACATCGCGACCGCTTCCCGTGAGAACGGTTTCGGCGGCGATACCGCGTGGTGTATGATCATCCTCTTCGCCATGATCTTCGGTTGGGGCGGCAACGGCTTTGGCTTCGGCAACCGTGGCTCCGCAAGTGAGCCAGTTACTGAAGCAGGCCTGTGCAACGCCATGAACTTCAACGGCCTCGAGAATGCAGTCGGGCGACTCAGTGACCAGCAGGCCGCGATCGCGCGTCAAAACGACAACGCGATCTGCAGTCTCGGCTATCAGACGCTTGAACAGTCCAGCAAGCTCGGTGCGACTGTCCAAAATGGCTTTAACCAGATGCAGTCCCAGCTGGCAGATTGCTGCTGCACCACTCAGCGCGGTATCGACTCCGTCAATTACAACGGCGCGATCAACACCGCTGCAATCCAGCAGACTGTGGCCGAGCAGACGCAGAAGGTCCTCGACACCATTACCGGCAATCGCATGGCCGACATGCAGAACCAGATCAACCAGCTCCAGCTGTCCCAGGCGATGTGCGGAGTGGTGCGCTACCCCAACACATTCGCCTATAACGCTGGCCCGTCGCCGTTCTGCGGTAACGGTTGCTGCAGTGCTGCAAACATCTAAACAAACATTCGGTCGATAAGGCATTTCCGCCTGGGCAAGATAGGGGCATGGCTCAGGCCATGCCCCTATTTCAATAGAAAGGATAAACCATGTCGTGCAAATCTGCAATCTACACCGCCGACCCGTCTAGTACCGTGCTCACGCTGTCCACGGCTGCCGGTACGACTATCCCGCTCGGTACGACTGTCCGCCGTTTCGGCTGTAATGCTGTCCTGTCTGGTAACGGCATCCTGCTCAAGGGTCAGGGTTATTTCGATGTCGATGCCAGCGTCACGTTCACGCCTACTGCGGCCGGTGCATATACCGTCACACTATTCAAAGACGGCGTCGCCGTGCCTGGCGCCACGCAGACCATCACTGCGGCAGCCGCTGGCACCATGTCTGTCAATATCCCGGCAATCGTGCGTAACCAGTGTTGCGACAGCACTTCGACGCTTACGCTCGTGGCCACCAGCGCGACCGTTCCGGCAACCGTCACGATCGACAACACCGCGGTCGTCGTCGCGAAGCTCTAATAACAGATTAAGAGTTCTGGCGCAGTATCTCG